AGTGTATCGACAATTGAAGCATTGGCAGCGCCTACAACTCCACCTCTAACTAAACCATCGTCGAAATTAGTCATTCGAAAACGGTTAAAGCCACTATCAACAGTGTTGATATCGACTTTTTGGTATGGTTGACCGCTGTCACCTCCTCCTGGTCGATCATTTCCGTACTTAAGTGATTTTAAGTCGGTTTTTAGATCAAGTAGTGGCATATTAGTAACGTCCTTCTGTTGGTCCTAGGTCTTTGTATCGGCGGCCTGTTTTGGATTTGTACACTTGTGATACTACTCCAACAGGGTTTAGGTTAGGGGCTTGTTTATCCAATTCATCTATTGTAGATGGTTGTGGTTTAAATCCGAGGCCATTGCTTGGTCTCCAGGTTACATTTGGTTTACCATCAACCGAATATAAATCATGTAATGAATTTGGTGGTACAGGGTTAACTCCAAAATTTTGTGGTTTATTTCCACCTAATCCTAAAATGCTTGATTTTAATTTGTCTAATAATCCCATGGTTTATCGTTTAGTATAAATATTTAAAAATTATGCTGATTTGGGGGAAGCTTGCACTAATGATGAACCTACCTGTTTACTATCCATATTAATAATAACAGGGCGATTCATTAATTGGTTAATAGCTATTTTAACTTCATTGATTGCTGCTATCATTGGTGTAAGATCAATTGATCCTCCAGACATTCCACCACCACCTAAATTGGTACCTGCTATTACAGTATCATTATCATTTAATCTGATTGCGCCTTCAGGAGCTAATAAAGTGCGTTTACCATAACCCCCTTCAGACATTATATCATCTCCCTTTTTTACAGAACCATATATTAATCCTGCAACGCCAGCAGCAGCTGCTAACCCAGCTATTAATAGAAGTGGATTTGCTAATACAGCAGCAGTAGCTATACCAACACGTATTCCTAATTCTTCAGCAGCGGATATATTTAAAGCGGCTTGTTTTGCTAAATTAGCCTTTCCTAATGCCGTTTTAATAATTTCAACAGCAACTATAGCTTTATTTATAGCCCATATTGTTCCAAAAACAGCAGCTATAGAAGTAATTGTGTCTAAAGATTTAGTCAAATATTCTAAAAAAGTACCTAAAGGACCTGCTAATAAATTACCAAAGAAATCTTGTAATTTAAGAATAGATTGGTTAAATTTATCTTGAACATTTTGTCTTTCCTGAGCCTTGGTTAGTTCATCTGCTGTTACTTCGGCTAGTGATTTTCCATTTTCAATAGCTATTTTTTGATTTTGTAGTTGTTTAGCTAATTCATCTGCAGTTAATCCAACAGATTCAGCAATAGCTTTCTTTTGAAGAACATTCATTCTATCAAATTCTTCTATTGTACCTACATTTTTAGCTAATTCTTCAGTTAAAGTAACTTGATCTCCTATTAAAGCAGCAGCTCTAGCTCTTTCTAGATTAAGTTGTTTACCTGTTAGTAGTTCTGCTTTTAATTCATTTTCTATTGAAGATTCAAAATTTAAAAGAGCTTCACCTTGCCTTGCAGCTTGTTCTAAAGAAGTACCTAATGCTTTAGCTTGTGTTACTGCTTCAACAATTCGTTTAGGATTATTTTGTAAATTAGAAGCTAAAATTCCTGATACTTTAGCAGCTTCAGCCATTGTGGCTTTAAAAGGAACACCTGCTCTTAAATTATTTCTAGTTGCTGCAAAAGCACCAACCATCTCTTGATTGACTGTTTTTGAAGCTTTTCCTGTTAATACAGAAAGGCGATATACTCCTGCTGCTTCTTCTCCTGTTAAACCAAATTGTTTGGTTAACATTATTTGAGTTTCCAAAGCATCTGCTGAGTACTCTGCTACATATCCAGTAGCTGTACTTAGTTCATTAGCAGCATCTGCTAAATTTTGGAAGGTAACATTAACATTATTGGCAGATTGAGCAACACCAATCATATTAGATGCTACTCTATTAGCATTATCTGCTCCATAACCTAAATTTTTACCTATTTCAGTTGATATTTTATTAAAACGTAAAGCACCATCTAAAATTATTTTAAAAATACTACCTAAACTAAAGAACGTTTCAAGTTGTCCTTTAATTTCTTTATATTTAGCAGCAGCAAAATTAAATAAATTATTTTGTTTTTTCTTTTCTTCTGTTATTTTTGTTTCTTCTTCTGCTATACTTTCTAAATTTCTTAACTGATCTTCAAGCATTTGATTTACTTGAAGTTCAGCTGATGCTTTTTTAAGGGTATTTAGGGCAGCCGCTTCTGTAGCTTTACCTATAGATTTGGCATAACTTTCTTCTGCAACTTTTCTTCGTATAATACGAGCTTCGTTCTCTTGTTGTAATTTATTTAATTTTTTTGTTATATCAGAAGCCTTTGATAAGGGATCAGAGAGATTTCTAGCGGCTACAATAGCATTAGATAAATTTGTTACTATAGAACTACCTGGGCCTCCTAATTCATTAGCAAGATCAGCCATTCTTTGTTCGGCTTTTTTAAGGCCGTCATTGAATGCATCTATTTTATCCTGTAGAGGATCAAATAATAGGCGAGGTGTAAAGTCAAGTTTCATACATATAAATATTGAAGGCGCCTATTTTCTAGGCGCCTTGGTTGTATATGTGGGTTGTTTTGGAGCTACATTCGGTCGTGATATTTCACCTTTATTATTGTTTTTAAGCATGCTTTGTTGTTTTTCCATCGCTTCTTGTTGTTTTTCATAATATTCTTTTAAAGTTTCAAACGTAAAACGACGCAACCAAATAGGCATATTATAAACGGTGTTCCAATCATAACCTCCTTGACCGTTAAATACTATTTCGTGTATTTGTTTAAATAAATAGAGTCTATATTCCGATGTCAGGCCAAAAAAAGTTAAGAGAAATAGGAACAGTTATACCCTCCCCTGTATAGTTTTCATCTTCTGGCTTGAATACCATGTTAATATCTGGGGATACTTTATTATAGTAATCTCTTAATGCTCTGGCGTCTTTAGCTAGTAGATAAGTATCAATAAATTCACGAATATCTTTTTGATCACGTTTACCTTCAACTGAGGTTATCATGTGTTTTAGACGTGTGGTAATATCTGTTGTAGCATTGGGGTTAATCTTTTTTAATCCTTTAATTTCGGCTTCGATTTTTTGCTCGTCTCCATGTGTAAGTAGTTTAAATGTAATTAAATTACCGGAATGGGGAAGAGTAAATTGAAATTCATTTGATCCTCTTTTAAATAATGATTCATCTACTACTTTATCTTCTAGTTTAGATAAATCAACTGTTGTTTCTGCTTCTTGTCCATTAGGATGGGTATACTTAAATGAATAGTCTTTACCATAACCCAATACACGAGCAGCAATTAGTACTGCATTCTTATCTCCAATTAGCAATTCATTATAATCAATTGGGGTAACAATTAATGCCTGGAGTAATTTATCAATTACGGTTCCGTTTTTGAGATAATTACTGTTGGTAAGAATGTCTTCTTCCTTAGCGGTCATATACTTCATTTCAAGTTCTCCTTTAGCGAGTGGAGATGTCTCAGGATACAGTAAGCCTTTTGATGGTAATGTAACTGTTTCTGTTGGGATTTTTAATTCTGCCATAAACTATTTTATTATTGTATATATAAATATACGCAAAAAAAAAGTGTCTACCAAAGTAGACACCTATCTTTATAAATACGAATAATTTTCCTTTCATCGTTTGCAATAAATATTACAAACAAAAAAAGACGCTTGCTGAAGCAAACGTCTCTTAAAATAAATACAATTAAACTAGAAATTCAATACACAATAATCCATAGCTATCGTTACGGATAAGTTAATTGCTGCGTCGTTAGCCCAATCGTATTCACCGAAAGTGGCTGTTTTGCAATAGGCACCTTTAATAATCCACTCACCTACTACATCACCTACTGGTCCTAAAATATCTAATGTTAAATCTTTCTTGTAAAAATCGGAATATCCGTCACGACCGGTTACGGATTCGTGTGCTAAACGAGCCCATTCCATTACGGCTTGTGCGCCAGATGGGGTTACAGGATCGTATAAGCTTAAAGTCATATCATTCCATCTAACTTTACCTTTAACTTTACGGTAAACGTTGATGTGGTCTAAAATAATCTCACCAGCTTCAAATCCAGGAGCAGAAGCTGCTTTAATTAAATATGATGGAATACCATCAAGATACATGATAAACCTATTTTGAACCTTGGGTTCAAAAGCGGTAAACATGATTTCGTTAGCGTCTAATACTGCCATTTTATATTGTGTTTATTGCTGTTAATAAATATAAGCAACTACATCCCCTATGCAGGGAATGTAGCGCCAGTTGGTAATACGTTGAAATTCAATATGATAAATTCAGCGGTTTTGGTTGGTTGGATATAAATCTGACCTACTAACTGATTTCTATCTATTACATCAGGTGTATTGTTTGTATCATCCATTACAACTTTATAAGCATATAAGCCTTGACGTTGTACTACTGATTCAAGATATGGGTTAACTTGAGCCAAGAAACGATTGCGTGTTACATTGGTGTTTTGTTCAAATACTAAGTTATTAGCAACTTGACCAATAAATCCTTTAAGAGCAATTAACAAACGACGAACGTTTACGCGGTCGAGAGCGGTTGCTCTACGCTGCAATGTTTTCTGACCAAATACTACAACACCTTC